TAGCATTGGTGCAGAAGTCCTAAAGTCAAAGATCAAGGATGGCGTGATCCATGTATCCGCTGCTCGCTTGGTCGAAGTTAGTTTAGTAACCGAGCCAGCATTTAAGTCTGCTCAGGTTACTGAAATTGCAGCAGAAGAATCTGCTGTTGAAGAAACAATCCAACCAACAGAAAGCGAGACAGCAATCGTGGAAGAAACCACTCCAGCAGTCGAAGCAACACCAGTTGAGGCTCCAGCGGTTGAAGCTGCTCGTCCAACTGTTTCAGCAGCGTACTACACAAAGCCACGCATCGAGATCACAGCGGCTAAGTATGCAGAAAACACAATTCGTGCAGCACTAGGTGATGAGTCAGCTCGTCAATACCTACGCGCAGCAGATGACACAACAGACAACGCAGGTCTCGTGCCAACACGCCAGTTGTCATCGATCATCAACCCACTAGGCACAACAATCCGTCCATCAATCGAAGCAATCTCACGCGGAGTGCTTCCAGATGCAGGTATGACATTTGAGATCCCAAAGATCACACAGATGCCAACAGTTGCACAAACAGCAGAGAACGCAGCATTCTCAGACACAGACCAGAACTCATCATTCTTGTCAGTAGATGTTAAGAAGTATGCAGGACAGCAGACATTCTCTGTTGAGTTGCTAGATCGTACATCTCCAGCATTCTTTGATGAGCTAGTCCGCAACATGGCAGCAGCTTACGCAAAGGCAACAGATACAGCAGTACACGCAGCACTTGTTGCAGGTGCAACACTAGACAGCACAACAGTTGCCACATACCCAACAGCAGCAGAGTTGCTTGGAATCATCGCTCGCGGTGCTGCATCTGTTTATGATGCAACAGCAGGACTTCCAAATCCATTCGCTCGCAACATCATCGCTAATACATCACAATGGTCAAACCTAATGTCATTAAATGACAATGGTCGTCCAATTTACAACGAAGTTACAAACCCAATGAATCAACCAGGTTCAGCAACACCATCTGCTCTACGCGGACGCGTTGCAGGTCTCGATCTTTATGTAACTGCAAATGTTGCTACAGCAAATAACACAGATAAGGATGGATCATTACTTATCGTGAACCCAGACGCGTACACATGGTACGAGTCACCAACATACCGCCTACGCGCAGAATCTACTGCAGCAGGTTCTGTAACAATCGGCTACTACGGCTTTGGAGCAATCGCTACTAAGGTCGGAGCTGGTGCGTTCAAGAACAACAAGGCGTAAGCCACACTAAGTCGCTCTGAGGGGTAGTAGCCCTCTACCCCTCAGAGTCTTTAGAAAGGATCATCATGGCACTCACAACAGTCGCAGAACTCCGCGCAACACTCGGAGTCGGTACCTTGTATCCAGATGCCACCCTTCAAGAAGTATGCGACGCCACAGATGCAGTCCTACTTCCAATGCTATGGGCAGATGTTTATTTTAATGTTGCACACAGCAACACAACCACAGTAGGCACACTTTACTTTGATGTGCCTGTCAAGAACATTTTTTATGTAGGTCAAACAGTTGTAGTTAATAACAACCAAGCACATTACAACGGATCAAAGACAATCACAGCAGTTGGCGATTATTCAATCTCTTATAACATTACTGGCACTCCAGCGGCTCAACCACGCCACAATGTCAATCCTTATGGCACAGTTACAATTGCTCCATCGACTGACTGGACAGCAGACATGGCGATCCAGCAAGCAGCTTTAATGGTATCTGTTGAAATCTGGCAAGCTCGTACTGCAACCCTTTCGGGCAGTAACCTTGTGGATTTCCAGCCAAGCCCTTACCGAATGAGCGCACAGCTTCTCGCTAAGGTGCGAGGATTGATAGCACACGCACTTGATCCGCGTTCGATGGTGGGATAATGCCACCAGTTGCCATCACTACACTTCGAACCACTTTAGCGACTGCTCTAGTAAATAATGCTAAGTGGCAGACTTTCGCCTTTCCACCTGCGACAGTCCTTGCTAATTCTGTGATCGTATCTCCAGACGATCCTTATTTGACACCAAATAACAATTCTCAGATTTCAATTAGTCCAATGGCTAACTTTAAGATTGTAATGACTGTGCCATTGTTTGACAATGAGGGTAACCTCAACGGCATCGAAGATACTGTTTGTAGCGTGTTCGCTCTGCTCGCAGCATCATCTTTAACCTATAATGTAGGCGCAATTAGCGCACCAAGCGTTCTCAATGCTGCGTCGGGAGACTTGCTCAGCTGCGAGATGTCAGTATCAATCCTAACGAGTTGGAGTTAATTATGTCCGAGTGGGAAAAAGAAAACGAAGCCTTCCTGATCAAAATCGGGCAGGTAGCACCAACAGCACCAAAGCCAGCAACTACTAAGAAGGACGAGGAATAATCTCATGGCTGTATTTCTAAATAACAATGTAGGTGTGAAGATTAACTCAGTCGATCTTTCAGACCATGTCACAGCAGTAACAATCAACCGCGCATTCGATGAGCTAGAAGTAACCGCAATGGGTGACTCATCACACAAGTTTGTTAAGGGTCTAGAGTCATCAACTGTGACAATCGACTTCCTAAACGACACAGCATCAGCCAATGTATTGGCAACACTACAGGCAACATGGGGAACAACAGTCACAGCTGTATTCCTACAGACAAAGGGAACAGCAGTCTCAGCGACTAACCCTCTTTACACAGTCTCATTGTTGATCAACAACACAACAGACATCAATGGCGCAGTCGGTGACATTGGCACACAATCAATTACATTTACTGCTAACTCAACTGTTGCAGTATCAACAACAGGCACATTCTAAACAATTAAACAAAGGGGCTAAACATGGCAAGACTGAAGATAGTTCGTACAGATGGAAGCGTACTAGAAGGCGAGATCACTCCAGCGGTGGAGTACTCATTCGAGCAGTACGCTAAAAAGGGTTTTCACAAGGCTTTCCGCGATGAGGAAAAGCAGAGCGATGTCTATTGGCTTGCATGGGAAGTCACACGCAGATCAGGTGAGTCTGTTAAGCCTTTTGGGATTGAGTTTATCGAGACACTGAAGAGTGTCGAGGTTTTAGACTCTGACCCTTTAGCTTAAAGCGGGATCTCCCATTCACTTATCTAATTGCTCGGTTGAGCATTAGGTTGGGGATCTCGCCACAAGCATTACTGGATCTAGATAAGACAATGCTCGATGCACTTGTGCAAGGGCTAAAGGATGAAGCGAAAGAGGTGAGCGATGCCAGCAAGCGTAAAGGGCGGCATCGCGCTTAGAAAGTCTCTACGCGTTTTTGCACCTGATTTAGCCAAGTCATTACCTAAAGAGATTGGCGCAGCCTTAAAACCTATTACAAAGGCTGCTAGAGGGTATCTGCCAGATGATAGCCAAGTGCTAAGCGGATGGTTAGCAAGGGAAAACTCTCAGGCTCGCTTCCCTAGTTATACAGCTCGTATTGCTAAGGCTGGTGTCGGTTACAAGTCCACACCATCAAAACCCAATAACAGAGGTTTTAGATCGCTTGCTCGCATCTTTAATAAGAGTGCTGCTGGTGCAATTTATGAGACTATGGGGCGTAAGACACCACAAAGCCGATTCGTTCAGAATCAAATGGCTAAGTCTGGTGGACAGATGAAGGGCAGAGACAAAGAGCAAGGTCGAGCCATCTTTAGAGCCTATGACGAAAACAATGGCAAAGCTAGAGAAGCCGTACTTAAAGCCATACAAAAGGCAGCAGATAATCTAAACGCGAGAGCAAAGGTGTAACTCATGGCTAATGTATTAATTGACATCGCAGCCGAGTTTACCGGCAAGAAAGCCTTTAAGCAAGCCGATTCGGCAACTGACAGACTTATTAAAAGCACTAAGAAATTAGCAGGTGCTTTTGGTCTGGCTTATGGTACTGCTCAGGTCATCGCCTATGGCAAGGCATCAGTTAAAGCTGCAGCAGCAGACCAAAAGGCTCAGCAACAGTTAGCCCTAGCTCTTAAAAATGTTGGGCTTGGCAGAGATGCAGCCTCAACAGAAGGTTACATCCAAAGACTCCAGAGCGAGTTTGGCATAGTCGATGATCTGCTCCGTCCAAGTTATCAGACACTAGCAATTGCCACACGCGATTCTGCAGAGGCTCAACGCCTCATGGGTATTGCTATGGATGTTAGTGCCGCTACTGGCAAGGATCTAGGCTCAGTCACAGCGGCATTAAGCAAAGCCTATTTAGGTAATAACACAGCTTTGACCCGCTTGGGTGTAGGTATCTCAAAAGCTGATCTTAAAACTAAATCCTTTAAGGAAATTACAGATCAACTATCTAAAACTTTTGCTGGATCAGCCACAGTTGCTGCAAGCGGTTATCAAGGCTCTTTAGATCGCCTAACAGTTGCTACTGAAAACTTCAAAGAATCTATTGGCGTCGGGTTATTAGAAGCGTTAAACATTCTCAATGGCGCAGAGGGTTTGTCTAAGACTACATCTGAGATCGATAAACTAGGTATCAAGTTACAAAACGCCACAATCGGAGCGGCTTACTTTGTAGATGAATTAAGAAAACTGCCTGCTGGTGGATTCCTAACATCTTTATTCGGTAAGACTTTTGGCGATCCATTAGGCTTAAAAACCTTAATCAATGAGTTTGAGAAGTTTAAGCAACAGCCAAGACCTTTTAGCACAGGTATGTCTATCTCTGGTCAAGTCCAGACTAAGCAACAAGCGCAAATTACTAAATTGACAAAAGAGCAAGCAGCAGCGCAAAGCAAGATTACTAAGGATAAGAAGTTACAAGCAGCGTTGGATAAGGCTAACCTTGCCCTAGCCAAAGGCACAGATGTCTTTGACATGGACAAGATCCAGATTGCAGCAGCTCTTACTAGCCAAGCTGAGCAATTAGGCAAGGCAACCTCATCGGCTCAATTGCTACAGATAGCCAATGACACAGCTCGCTTGAATGTCAAGAAGTCAATACTTGATCTAGAAGATGCTATTGCCGCTAAGGATGAAGCAGCCATCATCGCTGCAACTAAAAAACTCAATGCAGATCTGAGCGTCTTAAATACTCTTAGCAATCAGAATGTAAAACTTCAAGACATCAAGTCAATTCTTGATAGCTTAAAGCCTAAAGATTTAATCAATCAAGCAAACCTAGATGAAGCACTCCGTAAAATTGCCGAGATGCTTGCCATGCTTGCCAAGTTAAATAGTACCACAACGGGCGGCGGCGGTGGCGGCGGTGGCGGCGGCGGCGGTGGCGGCGGTGGCGGTGGCGGCGGTGGTGCAAGTACATTGGCACAAATCAACAAAGCCACAGAAGATCTAGGCGGTGTTATTTCTGTTATTGGCGAAAATGGTAAAGAGTTCATTAAGTTAGTCGATGGACTTGCCCCAGTATTCCAAACAGTTGAGGACTCAGGCGCATTTAATGCGCTTGTTAATTCATTCGCTAGTGGAAACATTGGTTCATTCGGTGCTGGCTCAGCTCGCGTTGGAGAAGGCGGATCTTTGTTTAATTCTGGAGCAGTCGGTGCGCGAGACATTAACATCACAATTAACACAGGTGTAGGCGATCCCAACGCTATTGCCGAGGCTATCGATCAGGTACTTATTGACGCTGTACAGCGTGGCACATTACGAGGTGGCTCTTACTAATGACATGGCTTCCAGAGTGGCGAGTGACAGTAGGTGATGATGTCTATACGACTGTCACTTCTGTTTCTTTTGCCTCTGGTCGCTTAGACATTGATCGCCAGCCTACGGCGGGATACTGCCAAGTACAGATCATCAATACAACTGGGGCAGCCTTTACTATCAATGTCACAGAGCCAATCACTTTAGAGCTTAAAAACTCATCTGGCACTTATGTAACAGTATTCGGCGGAGAAGTATCAGATTTCAACATCGGTGTAAGAAGCCCTGAAGAAGCGGGTTACATAACAACAGGCAAGATTCTAGGCATTGGCTCACTTGCAAAGCTCACAAAGGCTGTCTATAACACTGCCCTTGCAGAGGGTTTAGACGGCGCACAGATTGCAGCGATACTTGGTGCAGCTCTTAACCTGTCATGGGCTGAGGTAACCCCAACTGATACATGGGCAACTTACCCAGCCGATGTCACATGGGATAATGCAGAGTCCTACATCGGCACAATCGATTCAGGCTTTTACACAATGATCGCATTAGCAGCTAGTGCATCGGCTAAGTCTCAAACCCTTGCAGACCAGATAGCCAATAGTGCATTAGGGCAACTCAGCGAAGGCAAGAATGGCGATGTTAATTATGACGATGCAGACCACAGATCTAACACCCTTGCAGCAAACGGCTACACTTTCCTTGATGGCGCGTATGCAACACCATCCTCTATCACCTCAACAACTCAGACTGCTCGCATCCGTAACAGCCTTATCTATCGCTACGCCACGGGATACGGATCGACCTACAGTACCTCGGACGCGGACTCTATAGCCTCTTACGGGCTCTTTGAGCGTTCCTTTGACTCTAACATCAAGAACCTTGCAGACATCACCGACATCGCCACTAGAGAGCTTAATCTGCGTCGTGTGCCTAAAGCCTCATTGGGTGCGATTACCTTCCGCCTAGATAATCCAGACATGCCTAGCGCGATGCTTGACAGCCTCATCGGGGTTTATTTTGGTCAGCCTATGTTGATAAGCAACCTACCCTCTAACTTACTGGGTGGCACTTTTGATGGCTTTGTGGAGAATGTGGCACTTCGGGCAACTCCAAGTTATACCGAGATCACCCTTTACATTTCAGCGACAGAGTTCTCACTCTCAACGACACAATGGGACACAGTTTTGCCTAGCACAATAACATGGGCAACCACAAATGCTACACTTATCTGGAACAACGCGACAGGAGCACTTAACTAAATGGCAACAAGTCCTATCTATTCATGGCCAGAACCCGATAACACAGATCTGGTAAAAAATGGCGCGCTTGCCATTCGTACACTAGGTAACGCCATCGATACCACAATGGCAACAATGACACCTAAATCTCTTGTCGACGCTAAGGGTGACCTGATCGCAGCTACAGCAAACGACACACCTGCACGCCTAGCAGTAGGCAACAATGGCGAAACTCTTGTAGCCGATAGTTCCACCTCAACAGGCTTGCGTTATCAATCTCCAGTCAATGTCAATCCAGTTTTAAACTCAGCGTTTCAGGTTTGGCAGCGTGGAACTTCCATTGCTCAAACAGGTTCAGCAACTTATACCGCCGACCGATGGTGTTCTTTGCGTTCAGGTGGGACGACAGGTTCAACAGTCAGTCGCCAAGTAACAAACGACACAACAAATCTGCCTAACATTCAATATGCTGCTCGCGTTCAACGTGATAGCGGCAACACAGGCACGTTCAAGATATTTTTTGCCAACAATTTTGAAAGTATTAATTCAATTCCATTTGTCGGTAAAACAGTAACATTGTCTTTTTATGCTCGCAAAGGTGCAAACTTTTCTGCCGCTAGTGATGCACTTGAGACAAAATTGATTTATGGAACAGGAACGGACCAAAATTGCTTGGTTGCCTATACTGGCGAAACTGACGTAATCAATCAAACTGCAACACTGACGACAACGTGGCAGCGTTTCAGTTATTCTGCCACAGTATCAACCTCGGCGACCGAATTGGCTTTACGTTTCGCTTATACGCCTGTCGGAACCGCAGGTGCGAATGATTGGTTTGAGATAACAGGCGTTCAACTTGAAGTCGGCTCAGTAGCCACACCATTTAAGACTTACGCTGGAACAATCCAAGGGGAATTAGCCGCTTGTCAGCGTTACTACTACCGAACTGGTGCAGGTTCTGGTAACGCCACCACTTATGGTCTAGGTATGGCATTAAGCACGACTAATGCTGCCATTTATTTACAATACCCAGTGACTATGCGAGTGCTTCCAAGTTCAATAGATTTTGCAGATTTAGCAATATCAGATTTAGTAAATTACACAGTTGTTTTGACTGGACTTGCTTTATCTGACAGAAATAACATAGGCGGCAAGGTTAGCGCAAATGTTGCATCTGGCTTATCAACCTATCGACCTGCATTTTTAGTTAATAATACAAACGTAACAGGCTACCTCGGATTCAGTGCGGAGTTATAAAAATGGACAAAGTAACCTTTATTGAAATCACAGATCCATTAACTAATGAGGTCACAGAACACGCAATCATTGACCGAGGCAACGGAGAATTTACTTCAATGCTGAAATCAACCTATGAGGCGCAACAGGTGGAACATTTGACGGAGATAATTCCAACGGATGAAGCCTAAACTCTCACAAGCTGCAATCCAGTTAAGCGAGCAGATCGATGACTCGTTCCCAGATCGTGACCGCACATCGGATGGTTGGATCGGTGATACCCGACACGCTGCTCGCAAGTCTGATCATAATCCAGATGAGCAAGGCTGGGTTCGTGCCATTGATGTGGACAAAGATCTATTCAAGGGCGGGAAGCCCGACATCATGGGAGATCTTGTCGATCAGCTTCGTCTCCTATCCAAGTCCAAAACAGACAAGCGTATTAGTTATATCATTTACGATGGACGCATCTGCTCCGGCATCCTTAACTGGAAATGGCGCAAGTACACAGGGGCTAACAAACACTCTAAGCACGCTCATTTCAGCTTTAAGAAAGAAGCTGACAATGATGGTGCTTTTTATCAAGTACCTATGTTAGGCGGAGAATAATGAAGAACATGAAGAACCCTGCATACTTAGCCGCTGGAGCATTCCTAGCAGCTTGGGCATCATCTAACTTTGAGGCAGATTACCGCGCTGTACTGTGGGCAGTATTGTCAGGCGTATTCGGATACGCGAGCCCTAAAAAGTGACACAGAGCGACTTCTTCACCCTCTACATAGCAAGTCTAGGCATCTTTGGTGGGCTTGCAGGTTATGTCATTACTCATCTACTGAATGAAATCAAGCGACTCAATCAGCGTGTCGATGAGATTTATAACATCCTCTTAGAGCGATAATTTAATCATGGCAAGAAAAGCAACTAAGTCATTAGAGGAACAGGGCTACTCTAAACTGGATGCGTACTGCATTGGACTCTATGAGTACTACAAATCCTTACGCAAAGCAGGTTTCTCAGAGGGCATCACTTTATTCATGATTACAGATGTTCCCTCTTATCCGCGTTGGATACTGCCAGATCCAATAGAGCCAGAGAAACTGGGCAATTACGAAGATGACGAGGATGACGATTAAGCGCATCGTAGTCGTATCCGATCTACAAGTGCCTTACCATGACAGGGTTGCTACTCGTAACCTTGCATCTTTTATCCAGAAGTTTAAGCCAGATCAAGTAATCACCATTGGCGATGAGATTGACCTTCCCCAGATAAGCAAGTGGGAAGAAGGGCGAATGGGCTCTTATGCCCAGACCCTAGATGATGATCGTAACGAGGCTGTTCAACTGCTCTGGGAGTTAGGCGTTACCGACTGCATCCGTAGCAATCACACAGATCGCCTGTATAACATCATCATGGCTAAAGTCCCAGCATTTGGGGCTTTGCCAGAGCTTCGCTTCGAGAAGTTCATGAAGTTCGATGAGCTAGGTATTAGCTTCCATAAAAACCCTATGCCTATTGCTCCTAACTGGATTGCAGTACATGGAGATCACACACCCATTAAGCCACAAGGGGGCTTATCAGCCCTAGAAGCGGCTCGTAGGCATGGAAAGAATGTGATTAGTGGTCACACCCACAGAGCAGGGCGTTCGGCGTTCTCAGAGGCTTCTGGGGGGCGTATAGGGCGTGTCCTGCATGGTGTCGAGGTAGGCAATCTCATGGACTTTAAGCAAGCTGCTTACACTAAGGGTGTAGCCAATTGGCAGCAAGCCTTTGCCATCATCTATGTCAATAAGTCTAAGGTTCAAGTTGATCTCATCCACATTGAGAAAGATGGCACATTCATTGTGGCAGGAAAGTCTTACGGCAGAGCCAGATAATCGTTATCTAATCGTTACCAGAATGTGCTTGATCTGTCGTGGCGTTGTGCCACACTAATCCTGTAGCCAATCAAGGGCATTGGCACAGATAGGGCAAGTAAATGATTAAGTTCAACAGAATTAACGGATGGTCTTACAAGACATCTGATAATGCTTACATCATTAGCAACTGTGGTAACCGCACATGGTTCTCAGCTGAGATCGATGCAGAAGCAACAGCCAAGTATGGTTTTGAGATTGCAGTCGAGAACAGCAAGATGTATCACACGACTCTGGCAGAAGCACAAAACTGGGTACGCAATTACAACTATGTGGCGGTGTCAGCATGAGCAGCCTAGATAAGCTCTTTATTATCAGCCTAGTCGGTATTGCTATTGGCTTTGGGCTAGTGCTGTTGGATGTACAAAAGACAGCTTATAACAAGGGCGTAAGAGATGGATACCATCGTGGTCGAAGCATCAAGGGCAAAGAATGAAATACAAGGAAATCCTACAAAGTGCTACTGACATCGTGCAAGATCGTGGTCTTAACGACTACGGCGCGCCTGAAGATAACATGCAACACGCCGCGATGCTCATCTCAGCATACTTACAGTATCCAGTCGAGGACTATCAGGTATGCGCCATGCTTGCGCTTATCAAGATCGCCAGAGCAAGCACAGGAAACCCAGACAAGGCTGATAACTACATAGATGCAGCCGCTTATCTTGCTTTAATGGGACATTTAGCAACAGAGGAGAATGAGCTTTATGTTTAACCTTTCAGAGTACGAGACAGTCGATAGCCGCATACATCAATTCTATGGCGAGTTTAAGGATGGCAGAATTGTCACAGAGTTAGAGCTTATCGACATGGAAAAGGGTCATGTGATCTTTAAGGCTTACATCTACAAAGACTCAGTTCGCACCATGCCAGATGCCACAGGCTATGCTGATGGTTTCCGCAAGGATCGTGGAGTCGATGCCCAGTTCTGGATTAACAATGCCGAGACAAGCAGCATAGGCAGAGCGTTAGCCAATCTGGGATTATCAGCTAAAGGCAAGCGACCAAGTGCAGAAGAAATGGCGCAGGTTAATGCTATCAAGACTGTTGCGAAAAAACCTGAGAAGCCAGCGGTACAAGATGTTGTACAAGATGATCAGGATTACTGGACTACCCCTGTTGGTCAATACAACAAGGTAGTAGATGCACCGGTGACGCTGGAGAAAGCACTTGACTTAGTGCAAGACATTATGGGAACACCACAAGCTGCTGAAGTGCCATCGTGTAAGCATGGATCAATGAGATGGCGTGAAGGTGAGAAGAATGGACGCGCATGGGGTGGCTATCAATGCGCCCACATGAACGCAGGTGGAGTCAAGTCTGATTGTCCGCCTGTTTGGTATCGCTTAGGTAGCGATGGACTCTGGAAACCACAGGAAGTGAGGGCATAACATGGGCTTTGTAGAATACTTTGACGAGACAACTGGTTTGTGGACAAACATTGAGGACATTCCACTTTACGACACGATCAATTGTCAGCTGTGTAATGAGCCAACCGAGGCGCATAACATCGTTGCAGAGATTAAGTTCAAGGATGATCAGCCAGTTGTGGGTGCGTGGCAGTGCAGAAAGTGCAAGGCAGTAAATGGATGATCAAGAGAAGCTGCTGGTATTCTTAGTATTGCTACTGTTTATCGGTGGCGTTGCTATGGGTTACATGGCGCATGGCTAGTCAAGCAAGGAAACATAGAGGCTTCCGCACAGAGCGAGTAGTCGCACAGTACCTATCGACTGTGTGGAGTGGCGCGTGTGTGGGAAGGGGTAGCGGTAAGGACATTGTTAATGTTCCGTTCGATGTTGAAGTCAAAGCCCGCGCTGGATTTCAACCATTGGCTTACATTAAACAATTAAAGGCTCGCACAGCTCTTTCGGGGGAATTGGGCTTTGGAGTCATACGACTAAACGGACAGGGTGAAGATGCGCGTGAGTATGCCGCCATCATCCGCTTAGAGGATCTCTTACCGCTACTTCAATTAAAGTATGGTCACATTACTAGCGAACCCACAGAAGCAGACATTGACCGCTGCACAGGCTGTGGGTCTTACATGATACAGAGGTGCTTAACTTGCCAGCCTATGACTACAAATGCTCACGATGCAATCTCAGTCAAGAGATCAATCATGGATGGCACAATCGACCAGTAGTGTTATGCACTTACTGTAATGAGCCTATGGTTAAGGTTATTGCTGCTAATCCAATTCACTTCAAGGGCAAAGGATGGGGCAAAGATTGAAAACAGTACTAGATCCAGCAAGTAGCATGAGATCGTTCTACTTTAACAAGACAGATGAGCGTGTGGTGTTTGGAGACATCCGAGAGAATGAGACACACCTGCTCACCAATGGGCAGACAATCACAATCAAACCAGATGAAGTCATGGACTTTAGGGCAATACCTTATCCCGATGAGACATTCCAGATGGTTGTATTTGACCCACCTCACATGCTGAGACTGTCTGAGAAGTCATGGATGCGTAAGAAGTATGGAGTCTTAGATAGCCAGACATGGCGTGAAGATTTAACTGCTGGTTTTGCTGAGTGCTTTAGAGTGTTAAAGACTAATGGCACTCTAGTATTCAAATGGAATGAAGTATCAATCGGACTTAAAGAGATTCTAGAACTAACTGATCAAAAGCCTATTTTGGGTCATCCAAGCGGTAAGCGCATGGGTACTCATTGGGTGCTATTCATTAAATAGTTATCCACAGAAGTTATCCACAGGGGGTACTTATGAAACGACACACCGCTCTGACCAGCACTTATAGTAATAGATTTGACATCGATGGTACGCTAACGGCGCAGAGCCTCTCAAAGGCTCACCGCGAGCCCCTGAGGGGCGTAGCTCGCGGGGTGCTAGTAGCTATTGGGATAGCTCTATGCATCATGCCTGAAGCAGGTGGATCTAAACCAGTGCAATACATAACATACAAAGAGTATGCACTTATCTCATTAGATTATAATTATCAACAATACAAATGCTTATCTAAGCTCTATGGTAAAGAGTCAGCATGGAACCCAGATGCTAAGAATGGTAGCCACTATGGAATACCACAAGGGCGCAGTGAGTATCTATCTAGGGTTGATGGTTATAAGCAGATACAATGGGGATTAGATTACATAGCACATCGCTATGATGCTGATACATGCAAGGCACTAGGGCATTGGAGTAAATACGGATGGCATTAGACAAACTCAACAGCAGACGCTATAGAGAGCAGCGTGATCGTATCTTCAAGCGCGATGGTCGAGTGTGTCAGCTGTGTGGTACAGATGAGGGTGAGATGCACATCGATCACATCATCCCACGCAAGTCTGGGGGCGATCACAGTTTAGACAACCTTCGTGTCCTGTGTAAGTCATGCAACCTACGCAAGGGTGCGCTCAATGAGGGGGTTTTTTTAGCACGAGCGGCTAC